GTGCGGGTGCAGGTGCCGGTGCAGGTGCCGGTGCGCTGATCTGCATCAGCTTTCCAATCTGTTCAGCAGTGAAGCCCGCTTTTGCCAGCGTCAAAATGTCAGATACATTCATTATTTGTTACCTCCATATTTATTTACAAGTGCAACGAGGTCATTATATAGGTCATTGCAACTATTTTCAGTTGTCGACACATCCGCCGCATAATCAAGGCAATTTGATTTCGCGTGATGAGTCCAACGTTTACTATTGGTGATTTTATCCATCTGAACACCGCCGGTGGTTGAGTGGAGTACCTCGCTATTTCCGATGTAGATGCCAACATGTGCGGCATTTACACCATCCTTGTAACGCACCGGCTGTTTACCATCATTTTTAATGGTAAACACCCATTCGCCCGGTTCGATGTTTCCAAAGTCTGCCGATTTATCATGCACAGCGTTCCGCCACATATCATTCGAGCCGCGCCAGTTTTTGGAGATTCCAGCGTATTTTTTCAGGCAAAATTCGACAAACGCTTGACAATCAAGGGTTGTATACGGAATACCGATTAGATTATTCCTATCAGTGCTGATTTTTTCAGCCCATTCTGCCGCAATCAATTTTTATCACCGCCCAACTTATCCATGAGGTGCTGAATTACAATCGTATTATTATTGATAGCATCCTTCAGCTCTGAGGTTTCCACTCTGTGTTCTTCGCGTTCCTTATTCCAAAAATAGAAAAGAGAACAAGTACACGCAATTGGGAATCCTACGTTTGTAATTAGCGTTACAATGTCGGAAATTTCCATATTCCCTCCCATCTTCCCCCGGAAAAAACAAAATGGCAATAGGGGTCAGGGCATACGACTATGCCGCGCTCACCCTTCCGGGGTTGTCGTTTGAGCTTCCCTATTGCCAATTTTAATATATCATAATTTTTTATATTTGTCAATATACTTATTTAACTACCCCGAAATACTGACAGAATACAATCTCGCACGCGGGCGATTCACAGTAAATTTTTCGCTCAATGTATGCAAGCAACAGATACCTATACAGCGTACGAAAGCGCAAACAATCATTTTCGGATGTACTATATATCGGACGTGTGCCTTGCCCGTGCGGACTAATATAATAAGTTCTATTGCTCTTGTGCCTATAAATTGTAATTTCCCCACACGTTACAAGCGGTGTATACTCTTTGAGGTTCGCGCTCATGGTTTGTAATACAGGTTTATCCAAAAATCGATTCTCAAGCGACATATCCTTTATTTTATTATCCTTTAGCAATCTGTAAAGAGCTGTTTCGCCCTTCTTCCTGCTGATGGGGCTATTCCTCAAATTTATAAGATATAATCCGCGCTCTCCATCTTTATATTCCTGTGTTTCCTGCTCCGCCATTTTATACGCAATCGTAATAAGTCCCAAACTTTGAAAAATCGGGTTTACGATGCTATTACTGTTTGCAAGGCATAAACACTTCACAGGTGGCTTCCCTTGTAATTCTCTATTTCTGTTTATCGTTTCGTATGCGTTGAAAAAAGCATCGCCTTCATTTTTGATTCTGCGCTCATGCGATTCTGGAATAAATTCGTCAAATATGATAATTTCTATATCATGAGCGGAAAAGCCGCGAATATTTGATATTCCAGTAAGTGCCATTACATACCCGGCAGGGTTGCTTTCCTCATTGATATATACAGCCGTTGCTTCCTTGGAAACTTTATCCATTTCAAGAGATATGTTCATATCTTCGCATACTGGCGCAAAAGGCGACATTTCAGGTGCGCTAATAACATCCGCTTGCAGTTTTGTCCGTCTCATGTAGATAAATTTCATTTTATGTTCAATCACATATTTAAGAGCGCCATACGTTTTCCCCGTACCTCTTGCACCCGTCATAAGAATAAATGTATATTTTTGTTCTATGATTCTCGCCATGTCGACATATCCATTTCCCAAAAATAGATTATTCATACGCCCCCCTAAAAAGAAAAGGCAGGGTTCATCGCCCCGCCTTTATGCTTCACTCGAAAATCAATTCACAAGATGTATAATTCCGATTGTTCTTGCTCCGAATCTGCGTGATTTGTAGCTTGAAACCAACATCATCCATTCCTGCCGTTCCGAGATAATCAAGAATAGCAAGAAGGCGTTCGCTGAATGCTCTGCCATTCGTGATGTATGGGATGCCATCGACAATAATTCCGCAACGCGGCTTGAACTCTCCGTTGCTATCAACCGTTTCAGCAACCGCCCATGCATCAACACGAACAGTTTTCGACATAAGCTCCGACATGGTATGCCCTTCGCGGGAAAGAGTCAGCTTGTACAGTTCCGCCGGGGAAATGCTCTGATTAGTCTTCGTGTTACTCATGATGAACCCTCCTAATATTTGTTCGGCGGTTATCGCCTAATAAGATTATAACACAAATTGCGGTCCGCGTCAACGCTTATATAAGTATTTTGCAACGCTTCGAGCAAGTCCGAATATTTATAAGTAATTCCTACTGCATATGTTGATGGACGCAAGCATACATTTCGGGTTATCGTTAATTCATGCCCATCCACGATGATTTTCTTATATACATAATCATTATACACGCATTCAAGCCCCCCGGCTTTTCTGAAAACAAAACCGGGAGCGAATTTTACAAGCCCACCTGCTTCTTCCAGTTCATCAGCACCACCCCACTCCACAATTTCACCAGCATCATTTTTTATGGATTTTTTGCGTACGCCAGCAATAGTTATATCTATATGTCCCGTCTCATCCTGTGAAGCGTATTTTTTCGCCCCCCATGTTAAAAAATTGTAATATTCTCCCTCTGTTTCTGCCACGCCCATATAATGCACTATCCCGCTCGGATCCGTGGCACACGCCCCATGTTCAAGCGATGTTGTTTTACATCTATTGTTATACGCTTCATAGCTAATTGATTCTGATTTTATATATTTACAACTATCTGTATCTGCGTAAACAAAATTATTACCTGCAATCTTTATCATTTCCTCCAGCTCAAGCCGCGCGTATGCCGTCACCCATACGCCCCATTGATATGGCAGAAATGATTTTTTGATATTTTTAATTACGTCGGTTTCCTGCTGAATGTATTCGCCACTCTCTGAATCAAATATAATATCATCTTTTCCGGGATCCGTTGCTGTCATCCCGTACAGGCTATTTAACAAGTTCTTACTTTTCATGTATTCATATTCACTACCTTTGATTCCTTTAAGTGAAGTTTTCTTTGTGTAGTATCGTTTTATACAATCCGTAAACGGTTTCGGCAAATAGTCCTTCTCTGCTGTATAAATATCTGTAAAATCAAATTCCCCATCATACTCATCAAGAATTATCTGCATATCAACTTCTGTTACTTCAATAGTCAGTGCATCCGCTTCGATAACGCGCCCATTATCTTCAATAGGATTTACTAACATTTGGCATTTACTGACTGGAATATATGGGCACCCCCACAGCGGATTTCTTAAAGTCGCCCCTTTTATCATCATTGTGCAAAGAATTGCAAGCCCGGATGAAAACGCCCTCCTAATAGTTGCTATACCGTCAGGGCATTTTTTGAATGGCTTCATTGGAAATTTCTGATTTAACATAACGTCGGGATAACTCGACGATCTATCAACGGACTGTACACCTGATAATATCTTGCCGACGAAATAGCGGTTCGCGTGAGTATTCCCACCTCTGAACGCCTTGCGAAGTTTTCTATAAATTTCCTCTGTGGGTTTAAGTGCACCCAGCGGTATTTGGCTCAACGCCTGTTTGGCATCACGCCGCACATAGCCTGTGGAGGTTCGAGGAACTGTATAAAGCGTGTCACCGTCCTGAGCAATCTTCTTCACCGCTGCTTCTAACAAACCGATAACATCATTTTGGCAATATTCAATCTCCGATTCTGAAAGTTCAGTCCATGGATAGCGGATTTTGGAATAGCCGAATTCTGCACCTGATTTCTTCATGTGCCGGACATTCATTTCCTCCAGAAATTTTGAAAGAGTTTTATTCGTCCAAATATAGGAACAGCGATATTCGATACATCCGCAAGTCGCAGAAAGTATTTTCCGTGCTTTAAGGCACTTTACGTCAGAAAATTCATAAAGCCCTGCGAGGAATTGGAACTCATAGGAAAGATTGTGGACTAAACAGATTATTGTAATATCTCCCAACCGTGCATTTATAGCTTCCTGCAGTGCTGTCCATTCTTCCCATGTTCTACCATATGTTATATAGTATTCTCCGCTAACATAAAGCCCACACTGCCATATGTACATTATAGAATTATCGTCCTCGAGCCTCGTTGTTTCAATGTCAAAAGCCATAAGCGCATCAGCGTATACGATTTTAGCCCTTGGGTTATCAGGCGTTAACGCCGTTATTTTTTGGATACCATCATATACGCTGAGCATTCTAAATCTTCCCTTCTCTTTTGGCTTTTTCAAACATTGCGCGAACGGTCAAACCGTTTACAAATTCACCTGCTTTCAGACGCTCTTTATAGCGCGCCCGTGCTTTTTCCGCCTGCCGCTCCCAATAGTCCCACCGCTTTATGAGATCTTCCCAGTCCGATTTTGCAAATTTCCGCTTTACGCGAGTAGTTCCTTCCTGCGACACATCAAGAATATCTTGCAGGATATAATAGTATTGCGCTTCTTTATTCGCATCAGCGTAAACCGCGAAAAATTTTCGGAATTGTAAGAAATCGCCATAGGTAAAGTTTTCCTCGGTGAACCAGCCGCGTTGTAAAAGTGTTTCATATTCACTTCGCCATTGTATTTGTTTCGAAACAAATAATTGCTGAGGCGTTTTTGTTCCGCTAATAACTTTCCACATAGCGCGAATCTGCCGCACACCTTCCTCCACCGTCCGCACGGTGGAGGGCCTATCCCAATAATGGCGTTCATACTGTTTAATACTTTCATATTCAATGCCCTTCTTCTTTGCTGCCTTGAAACGTTTATCCATTAAATCAATAAGCGCCTTCATTTCTTTTTTAACATCTTTTAGAGTTAAACCAGCTTTTGGAATTTTTGTACCAACATATACAGATGCCGGCAGCGGGCGATTTTCAAGCGCTGTACTTTGCGCAAATCGTTTATTCCACCTTGCCATTTATAAGCCCCCTTCTCAGCAATTCATTGTAAACGGTTTTAATGCAGAGACGGGCAGTCTTTGAAAAATTGCCCATTCTCGTAATGTCGGAAATTTCTTTTAGTCGCTTCAAGTCCTCGGGATACATAGACAGAGTTATCACTTTATATCTGCGCACTTTATTATTCATTGCTGTAACCCCCATGTTACAAGGATTATTAGCATGATTGCAACTAGCAGCATTTTACTCCCCTCCTATTGATGGACGCCAAACGTAGCGTGTTAAATTATAGTAACGTGCAAGCGGTGTAACACGTACATGTAAAGTAACATGACCGCTCTTTCTGCCAACCTTGTATTGATACAACCGGAGTTCTGAACCGTCATCGAGATTTATAATTCCATAAATTATTCTACCACCTTCAACATAATATCGAAAACCGCCATGAGTGACATGCCAACCTTCTCGAGTAATAATTGATTTATTCATGTTCAACTTCCCTTCTGGTTTGTTAGGTTTCCTTCCTCTT